AAATTAGCGAAAAAATCTGACTTTGAAGGAAATTATTTCTTCATTTGTTGTAAAAATTGTAAAATTAACTCTGCAGTGGAGGTGATATCGGCGTTGTAATCCGTCAATTTCTTGGTTTTTCGCGAAAACATCTATATAAAAGTTAAAAAAGTATTTAGCGCGACACTCGTCTCTCGAGGCGCAGCCATCGAGTAGCGAGTGAGCTATTTTGGACGAGCCGAACCGAGGCCGAAGGACGAGAAGTGAGGAGAGGAACAAAATTGAGGAGGGTACCGAAGGTAACCGACGAAAAAAGATATATAAAAATTGATTAATTTTATTTTTACAGATTATATATCATGTCCTACAAGGAGTACCAGCCAGAACTTACTCACGATGAGCAGATAGCTCTTCAAGTCCTTCATAAAGAGATGCAGGGAGGAATGCTGCGACGCAGATCTAAGTCTCCGCACAGGCGTTCTAAGTCACCGCACAAGCGTGCCAAATCCCCTCATCGACGCGCTAAGTCCCCTCACGGACGTAGTTTGCTGGGTGGTGCAAGAAAGGCACCAATGCATTTGCTGAAGAAAGTGTATGATTTGGAACGGGCTATTGAAAAACACGTATATTAAGAGCATAATTGTAGAATAACTGTAATAGATTAATGGAAGTATACGGGACATGTTAACTGATTAATAAGCAAAAAAGTTTTTTTACCAGAAAAATACAAAATAATATATGACGCGAAGGACAGCCGAAGGCGTCCGAGCTATTTTGAACGAGCCGAGTCGAAGTCCGAAGGACTGAGATACGAGGAGAGGAACAAAATTGAGGAGGGTACCGAAGGTAGCCGACGAAAAAAATAACCGGTATAATATACACATGTTCTCCTTCAAATTCCCCGAAAATAATGACGAGCCATCAGTACCAATAGCGATTGTAGAAGGAGGACACGCTAACCATCAAATTTTGTGGTTGTATCCGAGTAGGTTTCGAGGAGAAGGAATGTTTGACATAATCAAGTTAAAAGATGGTAAATTTGTACCCATGCCTAATAGTCAGCCTAGACAGCGTAGTAACTTGGTAGTAGTCGGCAGCAGTGGCATCGGCAAATCCACTTTCATTAATGAGTGGATAAACAGCTTCAACAAAATTTTCCCAGATCACGATGAAAATGTTTTGTTTACAACTAACGAGGAAGACGACCCTGCACTAAAAGAACAAGAAATGAAAAAGATAATTGTTGATGAAGATTTTGTAAAACATCCTCTTAAATGTGAAGACATTGCTGGAGAACATCCTAAAATTATTGTGTTTGACGATTATCGAATGGGGATACAAAAAGTCAGAGATAGCGTCGATAAGACACGTAATGATATCGGTGAAAGAGGTAGAAAAATGGACTTACATTTAGTCGTGAGTAGTACATCAGCCCCAATCAGAGAGGCGTTGTATAGAGAACTATTAGCTAACTGCACTGAGTTTGTATATTTTAAAGATCGTCCACCTAGTAACTTGAAGAGAATTTTGGAAAACTATTTTGATGTGAGTGACAAACTTAGAGCTGACTTGAGAAAATGGGATAGTAGATGGATTTTACTTTCACGTGCAAGTGCGCCATTTATAATAGGAGAAGATTGTGCACTAATCTTTAATCCTGAAAGAGAAGCAGAACGTTTGAAAGGAGCGAGCATAAAACCTACAGTGAAAATTTACAAGCGTGAAGAGACTGAGGAAAGAAAATACCTCGATGAATACTACGATAGAATTCGTAAACAAGAAGCAAAAGAAGTCGAAGCAATTAGTGAAAAACGACGAAAGAAGGCTCAAATCGATCCACTATCCTTAGGCCATGTACCTTTGAGAAATGTAGAAAAACGTGTAAAATTTGGTACAATCGATCCAGATGTTTTCGATAACGATGTCGACTATATTATCGCGAAAGAGTTGTTTGACCTCAACCAGAGCAAAGCGAAACTTGAAAGTATTCCGAAACACCTGAGAACTCCTACTCAGGAAAAAATGTTAGAATATACAGTCAACAGTCTTGAAGAGCATAATAGAATACAAGCTGCACATAAAAGAATAAAAGAAGAAAAAGCTTCTATAGAAAAGAGATTATATACTGAGCTAAGAAGAAAAGTTAGAAATGCAGAAAATATTCTGACTATTGGAGAAGAGGATTATGAAAATGCTGTTGCTCAATACCCAGAAATAGAAGAACAATTATTAAGTCCATTAAGAAAATCCGAAAGAGACTTACTATTTGATAGACTAAAAAATGTATACGCGAAAATAAGACGATATGAAATAGGACGTGAACTGCATGGAAACATTGTCGAAACAGACGATCCTCAGTACACAAAAGACTTGCAGTTGAAAGCTGTGAAGTTAGGATTACTATCCGAGAAAAAAAGAAAAGAAGTAGATAGAAAAGTTAAAAGAGGAATTGACGAACATACATTACTAAGAAAAGAATTAGCAAGAGAAATGCTGAAAAGAGAAGCGAGAACCGATGATTTTAGTGAAGAAGAGTTAGAACGATTCAACAATATGATATCAGGGAAAATGTACCAAGACAACGATGGAACACTAAGAAAGAGAATGTTGCAACCAGAAACTGCAATGAGAAAAATAAGAGAACTTAGAGCTGCTCAAATCGAAGCCGACATTCCATCAGGAACTGAAGATGAACTTGGATTGCCCGAACCAGAAGAAGAAACTGGCTCAGAAGGTTCCGAATCAGAAAGTGACGAATAGAGTCTGTAAACTGCATTGATACGTGATAGAGGTATTCCAGAAACTTCAGACAAACTTTTACGTGCAGTTCCTAAATCTCTGACACAAGCCACTTGAGCATCGTATGTATTAATTGTACCATCCGGTTCCTGAATAGTTAGAGTCATTAGTATAGGGATTTTACGAAGACGGATCAAATGCCCGCGTGGTGATGCTTTTGGTAAATACTCAGACTTGTAGATAACTGAATCTGACAAACATGTGTGACGAGAAATTTCACGAATAGACTTGAACGGTTTAGTATTGAGTAGTGTAAGATCTGTATTAAGAAAATCTACTTCGAATGGATGTGTTGATGTAATCGTGAATTTTCTGACATCGGTCGGTCTACGAACACGCACTTCACCAAATGTTGAGGGGCGTAGTTTTTGTGCCATTTTTTCTTGCAGTTTCATGGCGTCAAGTCTGTCAGATATGAACTCGACTGTCGGCGAAACATAAGGAGTAGGAATTGGTTCGACATATGGTGTTGACATTCCACTGTATATAAATGTAAATAAATTTTCTATGGCGAAATACACGAAGTGTATGAGCTATTTCGAACGAGTCGAAGCGAAGCCGGAACGGCTGAGATGTGAGACGAGGAACGAAATTTGAGGAGGGTGCCATAAGGCAGCCGACGAAACTTTTCAAGGGTATATATATTATGAGTGCACAAACCGCATTAGCACTTTTGAATTCTGGAAGTCAAGACTTAGTTGTACACAGTCTTACAGCAAAAAATTTACATTTCGAAAGTCAAAACGTTTCCACATTTACAGTTTTAGATTCTACTTACTTAAATGAAACTGTCTCAATAATTAAACCTCCATTGAGTGAAGGAAATTTCACAACTAACATTCCATTATCTTTTTACGATCATTCGAGTGGTATAGATGTATTATCATATCAACTACCGATACAATCCGGAGCAAGCGGAGATGTTTTGAAAAGTACAGGAGAGGGTGGAATGTTGGTTTGGGCACCGGTTGGCGGAAGTGGTGGAGTTGATACAGTCACTGCAGGAGTAAACATTGGAGTTGGAACAGACCCTGATAATCCAGTAATTTCGCTGAACGAAGATATTACACTAACGAAAGTAACAACAACGGGTTTGACACAACAAGGATCAACTATCACTGTAAACTATCCTAGTGCAGACGCAGCCGTCGGAGGTTACGTTTTAAAAGTCAACGATGTCACAAATGATGTAGCGACTTTAGTATGGGCGGAAGAACAAGGAGGATTAACACCGGGTAATGGAATCGACATAACAAATGACGTGATCTCAGTGGATAAAGTTTTGAAATTAGGAGAGTTGACAGTGACAGATAGTAAACTAACTACTTACGAAGCGGACATTAACCAAATGTATCTCAAGGACGGAACTGTCACGGTCACTTTTCCAACTCCAGCAGAATTTCAATCTACTACTCAAAATTATAACTTATGTGTGTCAGTAATAAACGGCGATAATGTAACACTAGGTTTTCAACACAACTCCCCTGGAGGTACAGGAGTTCAGAGTATCGCAGCTGGTAATACTAGTATTGTAATTGATGAAACTAACCCAGACATCCCAACAGTCGCTCTTGCTGAAGAGATAACCGTCACAAACATAGGAAACGGCACACAGATTGATAAAGCGAATATGGACATCTATGTGAATTGGGACGGTACGAGCGTATGGGATGCGGAAATATTATTAGATAATACCGGAGTAAAAATCGATACCTCCAGCGATGCGAATCAATGGAAGTTTGATACAACAGGAGTTTTGACAGCACCCGGAAATATAACGACTGTAGGTAATTTTGTATGTACTGAAACACAGGGAGTAGACACTGTTACGATGGGAGTTTCAGGTATTACACTAACAAATGGAAGTATCGCGTTGCAAGGAGAAGAAAATAGTATTACATTGTCAGGAGGTAATTCGGGTATAACATTATCAGGAGACGGGGCAGCTCTATATGTATCCGGTACTAACAGCGGTATAAGTTTATCGAGTGATGGAGCTACAATTAATTTTACTGGAGCAGATCCTAATATTCAATTTTCAGGAAGCGGGGGTATAATAACATTTTCAGACAGTACTACTCAATCTACCGCAGCGGTTACATACACAGGAACGACAAATGAAATAAATGTTATTGGCGGGGTTATTAGTTTAGTAGATACTCCAACAGTTACAGGTCTAACTTTGACTAGTGGTGGAAGCGGACTAATTACATTTGCTGATGGAACAACACAATCTACTACTGCTTCATACACGGGGGCATCTAATCAAATAAACGTCTTAGGTGGTGTCATCAGTCTAACATCAACCGTTACAACAGATTCGTACACATTAACTTCAGGAGAAGGTGGACTAATTACTTTCGCTGATGGAACGACGCAATCGTCAGCAGCGCCTGCAGCATTGATTGGCACAACTAATCAAATAGACGTAATTGACGGGGCGATAAGTCTTCCAACAAATGTTAAAGTTAAAAACTCCACATTCACCATGGAAAACCTGGTTTTGACTGACGAAACGAATTCAATCACATGGGATATGCCGACAGCGCTACCGACTTTTGGACAGGTGTTAGCAGTGACAAGTACAGGACCAGCAAGTGTTACATTAGGATTTCAAAATGGGGGAGGCGGAGGCGGAAGTGTCGACAGTGTAGTAGTTGGACCAACTGGAAATTTGGTATTGACAAACGATAGCACCGCGACAAATGTGAAAATAGATATGAATGAAAACATAAATTTAGGTACGTTAGGAGATGTTGGTAGTGGTGGCATTATTGCTGCAGCAGCTGAATTTACACAATTGATTCTAGGAGACAACACAACCAGTTACAATTATCCGTTACCGGCGACAGTTAGTTCTGGGACAGTAGGAAAAGTCATGGTACTAAATTATTTTGATGGTCAGAGTAATCAAGGATATTTGGATTGGCAGGCTATCGCGTCCGGATCGAGCATTTTCACAGGAGGTACTAATATCAACGTCAACAATGTAAGCGGAAATTGGAACATCGAAACTGTTACCGAACCTATCTTCACATCGATTGACACAGGCACACTCACATTAGCGAATGGTGACTTTCCGATAGCGACAAGCGAGAATGAAAATAACTTATTGTCTGTTAACGTGGTAGGAGAATATTTGTTGACTAATCAACTCAGTGTGGACAAGGTTAGCACAGGAGGCTTATCGGTAACAGATGGAACAAACACGTACACATTTCCAACAGCTTCCGATACGCTGGCCAACAGCGGAAAAGTTTTATCTGCACAAACTCCAGTCGCAGGAGTGAGTCAACTTGCTTGGGTAAATCCAACAAACCTAACTTATGGAACTGGTTTATATTTAGACACAACATCAGTACCAAATGTATTAGAAATAAACCCTACTGGATTTTCGCTTCCGTCAGGGTCTGGAATAATTTTAGGAACGATTGCTAACACCGACGACAGCGCAATCTTAGCTAATCAAGGAGTCTTCAACAAACTAACTTTATCTAGCGGTATATCAGACACGGCAACTTATGACATGGTATTTCCATCTTCGGAAAATGTTTATACTAACAACACAATCGGTCAAGTACTGGCTATATCAAACAAAATCGCGCCGGTAGGAACTACACATGGGCAAGTCGTAATTGATTGGCAAGACGCAGGTGGTGGTGGAGGTGGTATAACAAGTGATCAGACTATTTCATTTGGCGCACTTTCAACCGTCGATTTGAGAGTTGCGGAAGAAGTTTTCAACGTGGAAAGTATCCTCACTAAAAACGGACGTGTAATGACTTGGACTTTGAAAACGAGCAATCAAGGAATTGTCCTACCAGTCGCAGCAAATTGGCTTCAATCATATTTGGATGGTGAGAGTGGATATTATTCTTTCCAGCAACAGTGTCAAGATGTTAACTTTACAGGTCTTCCACAACCGACTATGATCGGGTACCAATACTGTTATTCTATGGGCTGCTTCATGTCTTTTTGGATAAACGGCCAAATCTGTTTCATCCAAGCCCACGCAAACAACACAAATGCCCCAGTCGAGTTTATGAATGGAGGCACATATAATTTCGGATATGAACAAACCTTCCTTGGATCGCCAATGACATCGCTGACAGATATTACTTTCACTTTCACTGCACCATCATAAATAAATTAATAACGAATTACTAAAATGTTTTTAACTATTTCCCGCAGGGCGCGAAGCGCGCAAGGGTTTTCAGACGAACCGAGTCAAGCGAGGAACGAGCGCGACACGAGGTGAGGAATGAACCGAAGGTAGCTGATGAAAAAAACTACGGAGTAGTATATATGGAGAGAGCACTTTCAGGACATGAGCTTATGCGGCTACTGCCAGGAACTAAAATACTAACTTACGAATCCCTCACAGACTACGACGACATCGAGCAGTTATTGGGTGAGAAAAAACAATTCGTACTTTTATATCTGACCACATCGAAACGCTCAGGACATTGGACAACCGTTTTCGTAAATGAAACACAACCCGATACAATTCAATTCTATTGTTCATACGCCAGTCCTATCGACGGGCAGCAAATATTCGATGGAGTCAGCCCCCAACTAATGGCTAGCAGCAACCAAGACTATTCATATTTGAGTCAGTTGATAATTGCGTCGAGATATCCCAAAATAACATACAACAATTTGAGATGCCAACTTCCCTCCATGGCTACTTGCGGGCGGCACTGTTGGTTGAGATTAGTGTTAAAAGAATTGGACAATGTCAGCTACTTCAAAGTCATTACGTTTTCAGAATTCACCCCCGATGAGTTGGTAACAATGTTGACGGAAAATTATCTCAACCATCACGTGTTGTTGTCACCACTGGCTATTATGACTAAGGGATGTGAAAAATATTTGTAAAAAAACTAATTTGCAACTTACATAAAATAATTTCAGTTAATATATACACATGTTGGTAAAAGTTTTGGAAGTAGATCACATAGTGGCGGATAAACCATTTCGTAATAAATCAGTCGGATCGAAAGTCTTAGCAATATACGGAACAATCATAGTCCCTACCGATAACGGAGAAGAGACACATGGAGTAGAACTATACATGCATGACGAAGGACAAATCATACCAGACATAATTGATATGGAATACGGCGCACCGATTGTGCTTGAACTAGAAGATGGGTCAATGTATTGCACGATGGAGTATCAGATGATAACACAATATATTTCATAAGTTTGTATTTTTCTTTTTATTTTTTGTGTCTTCCAATATCTAATAGTGCTTTTTCTAAATGCTCAGGAGTTGGATTCGGTATTTCTCCTTCGTGAGGCTCTTTAGCAACAATGTTACCGACGTACACTGCGTCTGGATCAAAGTCAGCGAGTGGAAATGGTGAAAGCAAACCAGAAGTCGTGATATAATATTCACTAGTTTTTGTTGCTCCGTCGTGTATATGCATCTCTTGGTCTTCATATGTAAATTTGCGCGAGGTTTCTTCATACGTGTAAGTAAGAATGTATTTCTGGTCGTTGCGTTTCGGAAATAGTTTGATTCCCTTTTCAGACTTGTATAATTTGAATGGTGTGGGATTTCTTGTTGGTAAAACCATGTCGTAATGTGGTATGCGTAAACAATGCATCTTTCCGTCCGTTGATCTCGTAAAGTTGTTAAGATCTAAGAATGCGCGTTGTTTATTCACTTTCGTTATTGTTTCTCGTATTGGTGAAATTGGTTCATCGAGATCGTAGTTAAAATCAGCCATATAATCGTCGAATGATTTATATTCGGGAGCTCCTAACTCGAAACCTATAGAGAAAGCAATGTTACCCCAGCGTGTATATTTACACCGTGTATCAACTCTATACTCCAACTCTTTATAATCAATCGATACATGACAGAAATGTCTAGTCCATCTCTCAGTTAGTTTCGTCAATGCCGCATGGTCTTTTGAGTCAGATAACTCAGATTTTACGAAATCGAAATAATTTTTCTCCATTTGCAAATATTCACTTTTTAATTTTATCGTCGTTTCTTTGTCGAAGAATTTTTTATTAATTTGCGATGAACGATATCCATCTCTGAACGTCATTCCACAAAATTTTGCCTTGCTTAAACCATCGTATTTTCCACCGAATATTAATAGGTATCTTTTCTGATCAAGTGCGATCATTTCTTTAATAATGACATCGGGTCCGTAATCATTTTTGAACGTTCCTAAATTGTCATTAGGCTGCCCTTCAACCGCGAACATTGAATTGAAAGTTTTTGACTCAACATCCTCTCCAGCCATGAGTTCATCAAACCTAGGTTTGTGAATATACAAAGAGTCGGTGTCCGTGTATGATATGTGTTTGATACCGACCATTCTTATAACCTTGTTAACTGTGGCGCGAGCGTAAGATAGAACAAATGCCGCTAAATGTAATGGCTTATCTTCTGTAATTTGACCGAGTGAAAATGATACTTCAAACTGACCATTTCGTAAGCGTTCGATTCCATTACATTTCTTAACTCCTTTCCCTACTTCTTTTTTCACATAATTTATCATCTGTTCTCGATCAACGATTTGTGGATATTCACACACTGATGTAACGCGATTTCTTAATTTGCCCCAACTAGAATTTAATTCCAACTTTGTCACTACTTCCTGAACATTTCCTTCTTTTTTAAATTGTTTCCGCATTTGATACAAGTATTCGATATAATCTTTAAAGATGTAAGCTTTGTCATTCCAGCAAATTCCATTCACTATCTCATGCACAATGTATCCGTCTTTCATCATCTCTTTCAATTCTACATCGGTGTAACTTCCTTCGAAATATGTGTTACTCGGATAAATGACTCTACCCTTGCTAGTTCTATGCGGATGTATCGCGTGGGGAATGTTTGGGGCCTGTATCTTCGCTGTAATAATATAGTGTCTTTCAGTTCTTGGATCGAAATCTGAACCGACGGCGTGCGGTATTCCGATTGGGTAGGTGTTTAACATCGCTGTAGGATATAAACTTGTCATGTCGAGACAGATTTGATCATAAGACCAGAATTTGTAGACTTGAACTCTCCCGCCGAAAGTAGCGTTTGAGATTAATTCTACAAGACTTGGATCTTTCGGAACGTATGTATTACGGAGATGTTGGCAACTTTTCAACGATATCGCCCATGCAATTCCTGGAACTCCAAGATGAGAAGTGATGGATTCACCAGTGACGAGGTAAGATTTCTCCATTTCGAACAGAATTTCTCTCAACGCATGGATGTCATTGACTGCGTAATCATACCATGACCGGTCTTTTTGATAGTCTTCGTATGTTTTGCCACCTATGTCGTAGGATAGTTTTTGATACTCTTTCGGAATTTTAAATGCTTCACCTGCTCGAGCCAAAGTCATACCAGGCCCTAAAAATTGGTAAGAGTCTCGCATATTAAATGTGACATCTGCTCTCGATCCAAGAGTCGTTTTAAGTTCTAAGTCTTTGTGACACGATCCATTTCTTATTACACTTTTAAATACCATTCTACTAGTCATTTTTGCATATATGTTATCAAATTTTCCACCGTTATGGCTGTATACTTGTATTCGTTTCAAACCTTTCGATAGACATTCTTGGCGCATAATTTCAAACATTCTATCAAACAAGTCACCTCCCGCTGATAGTCTGCTTTTTGTTATTTCCATCACATGAGTCATAGGGTCGACTGTTTCGATAACGTGCATTTCTCCCATTTCTCTTGTGTGCAGATTGATCATTTGGAATTGTATTGAGTACGGGTATAATACATCGCTATTTTTGAATGACCCATCTTTTTGTTTGATCAGAGTTTTTTCAGTATATGTCTCAATATCCATAGCATAAACCCAATCGAAATATTTACGTGGTTTGTAGCGTTGTAGTAATTTCCACGAAGATTTGTCGCTGACTATTTCCAAATGGCGTGTGGTTGTTACTTTCATATCTTCGAATATTTCGTATTTGTGAACGTTGCAGAAATACATATCTCCGTGCTCACATTCAACGTGTTTACCGAAAGACATGTGCCATTCGTGTTCGTAACAAGTGAGTAAAAATTTCCCTAATTTGCTGTTTTTATGTTCGTAACATTCAGGTATACATATCAACTCGTTTTTATGAGTGTTTACAATGAAAAATGGTGGGGTGTTTTCGTAGAAAGTTTCGAGCAATTTTTGTTTATCTACGCTCCCGTTTGTCTTGAGCATTTGTTTGAATCTTCCAGTATTTTGTGCCCAGAATTCAGCGAGTTTAGGAATTTTCATTCCTTGTGTTGCGTAACCTACACTGGATTTATAATCAGTTCCCATAAATTTACACATTGCTTTTAATCCACAGTAATAACTGCCGGGTGTGTAAATATATTTTCCATCCTTCTCATTTATAAACTCGACTCCTTTGTATCTTCCTGAAAAAATAATGTCTTCGGCATTTTGAGCCATATCAGCTCTCATCGAATCTGTCATCTCGGAGTTTTCCATATATGCTTCAAGATCCGCGAATGCAGTTTCTCGACTGTTAGTTTGATTCCAGTTTTGAAAGAATGCATTTTTCACAAAATCTGCTGCATCTTCTCTCGAAGCCCCTTCAGGTAATAAATCACGGTTATAAAAATCATCAATAACATCGTCGGTGCTACTTCCACCCATCGTATATAGGTATGGGAATAATATTAAATTAAATTAATTAAGTGGGGTTGGGTATAAATTAATTACCCATATATCTAATTGAAATTAACTGTATGTTGTTCAGTAAAAAATAAATATGATTTCTTAATATTCAGGGTAATCCAAGTCTTCCGTTTTCGATCCAGCGTGATTGGCGCATCTTCCATGTTCAGCAGTTGTCAATTTTGTGCATTGCGCCAATTCCTTCAGGTATAATGTTTTTCCATCAGGGGTTTTAAATCCGCTAACTACGTATATATTTTTCTTACTCGTGCATTGTGTTGCTACTTTTTCAATCGTTGTCTGGTGTTGGTAACATTTGGTTTTATCCTTCGTAATCATTGTAGCTTTTCCGCAGACTTCACCTTTGCGCGGACCGGCTTGCATTGTGAAATCGCATTCACCGTGTTCACCTTTCGGTCTACCAATTCTATTTCGTGGTTTAGCTACAGGTAGAGCAATTTGTGCATCCTTTTCCAAAACTTTTTCGATCACTGCGTCAACCGAGTCGACTTTCGCCGGATCAACTTTAGCTAATTCTTCACCACTCATTGTATATATAATAAAATAAAATAATCTTCAATTTAAATTAATTAATTATCCATGTAAAAAATATTATCTCTATATATACTATGACTTATACATCTGAACCATTCGAGATCTACAAAGTCGGACACGCATACAAACTCAACTTACCCGGAGGTAAACATTTTATGAGTCCAACACTGGAACTAGCACACGAGATGCGACTCAACATATTATCTGACATGCATGGTGAGGGTTTCTTCGACAAATTGAAAAATGTCTTTACTAATACCACTTCTCCATCAACGGACGATTTTGTTAAGAAATACGGCGGCTGGTTGATAAAAGATTACGGCCTCCATCGCGAACCAGTGCAAGACATATTAGTAAAAGCCCTTGACATTATTTCAGTTGGTAAATTCAAATCTAAGGTGAATAAATCCTATGACCAGTTGTATCATTTGTTTCTAAAGTTTTCAATAGTAAAAGATGGTAAAACATTGTATTTCACAACTGAGAAACTTCCAAACATTGTATTCACACCAACTAACGGTTTGCAATCTAAAAAACAAGGAACATCAATCGCGTATCCAGCTAATCCGAAAGGCACATGGTTGATTGATACATTTCCACGTGATCTTCCAGTCACATTATTCATAGGAGCAATGCAGAAGATTTTGGGACCTCAATGGTTTAAGTACGATGCGTCTAGTAACAATTGCCAACATTACATCAAAGCCCTTCTCAATGGTGCAGGTGTTCATAAGTGGGACGATTTCATTTTACAAGATGTGTCGGAAATACTCACGGGTCACACACATAAAGCATCATTGGCAGTTACTAATCTCGGGCATTTCATAGGTCGTCTTCAAGGTCGACAGATATCCGATATTTAAAAAACTAATTACTTTCATTTTTATTTACCTTCTGGAATTGTACCATATTCAATACTCTGACCTCTTTGCACAACGTTAACAGTGGTTTCAGCACTTACGCAACATGTGCTAACAAACAGCCATCGTTTAAACCTCAGCCAAAAACTCATCTATATATCCCCGAATAGTTTTTTAAAATTTCTTATTCCACCAATTAGTGTAGGCATTTCCCATAACAGATATCTTTCCAAACATTTCGGGTCATAAGGATTCCACCAGTCACAACTAGCGTTTTCCCTTATCCATGTGAAGCGTTTCTCCTTGTCTTTGTGGTGAATGTAGCAGTTTTTATTTCCAAATTCGACTAGTTTACCATTTTTGAATAGGCACATATAGCGTTTTTTGTATTCGCTGACTATCATATATAGACTTAAAAAATATCTATTTCTAATTATTCTAACAATTCTAAATTTCTTAATCTGAAAATTTCCAGAAGCCTTTGTAACTATTCTCTCTCATTATTTTTGTCGGCACTGTTGGAGGAAATCCGTATCTGTTATAATGCCATTCTACAAAATCTAAATTCTCCTTTTCAATTGCTTTCATATCTTTCGAAAACATTGATTGTCCACTTTCTAAACAAATTAATAAATAAGCATGAGCTTCATATTCTGAAAGATGAATATATCCTTTACCACGATAATGATTTCCATAAGTTATCTTATATTTAGCCATGTTTTCAGCTAGCTTATACGTGATACCTTCATCGACAAATGTGTTAGTGTCAAATTCTATTATTGCTTGTTTTTGTGATTGTGTCATTCTCGCCATTTAATTTGTTCGAGAGGGGGGTTGACTTATATTAACTTAACTCCAATGTCTAATCGACATATTCCCAAAAGTCAAATCGTCTTTTTATACTACATGCATCTTCATACATGTCTTTATATTTGTTAGTTCCCCATCTATTTTTCTCCCAAATTTCGAAATCTTTTATACAACCCATTTCCACCGCTGCACATATGTCATTTTCAATTCTGTCGTCGGCTCTTGCAAAGTTAATTAGTTGGTGTAAGTTGTCGAAATCAATCCACCCTTCGTCAGAGTAGCAACCTTTGAAACTAACTTTTTTATCGACCATGTACTTCACCAAATGCGTGTTTAGTCCTTGTTTTTTAAGTTTCCTATACGCTTTTCGTTTCTTTCGTTCGTTAATGATCCACTGTTTTTGCAAGTCTTTCAAATCGCCATCTTTCGTGAGTAGTGTGAACATTATATATTACTATTAATTATATTTAATCGTTGGTTATTAATTTATGTTAAAAAACATTTTCACATTTTATTAAACTTTTACATATTATACTCGGTTCTTTCGCATGTTCAAAAATCTAGACAAGCCTGTTTCGGAAAGTTTTTCACGTGAGACTTCGGAGTCTTTGAGGTATTTGTCCGGGTTCTTTCCAACTTCAGTAACTAACTCCTGGATATCGTCTTCGGTCAAACCACTTCCTAACATTTCGCCTATAATATCGCTGTTTAGATCGATTCCACTACCAGACGCTTTCTTAATCGCACTAGCAACTTTCGCAATTGTGTCTTTGTGATTGAGCGCGAATCGTGTAGCCGCTGACAAAGGACCTCCTACGAATGGAATTTCGCTTTCCAAGACTGGTAGCACTTGTTCTAATCCCTTCTCAATATCGCCTGCATGTTTCTTAACAAAGTCGTATCCTTTGGTAAATGCGTGGCCTACCTTTTTAGCAGCGTCCTTAATGAAACTAAAGAATCCAGCACCGTACAATTCACTCTCTCTTAGTAGTCTACTGACGTTGGCTTGTGAATCAACCAACTTATGAAGCTCAAGACCTGCTGCGGTTATGTTTTCTTCTACGAAATTTCCAAACGAAACTTCTCGGAGCAATTTAGGGTAGCAAGCGATCAAAAGAAGTTGATAATCTCCAGCCACAGGACAGTCAAAACCTACAGATCCGCTAAATGTCAGACCTGAGCTCATACTCGCTACGCTTCCTGCTGACATGTCTGCTGTTTTTGCTGATCTGAGGTCTGTAGGCTTCAAAACAAGGAAACCGCCACCCAATCGAGTAACATTAATTATATTATTAACAGCCGCCGCAGTCTTTCCAAAAGGAAAACCAGAGTCAGCCCCGAACGCTCCAACAGACGCTCCATCAGTAATTCTGTCAGCACTCCATTGAGAAAAATCCATATCTATTCCGTTTTTAAGACAGATGTCATATGTTATTTTCGGCATTCCGGCAGGAATATTCAACACATTACTCTCTATGTAATTTAGCGTGATGGCTCCGGTGGGAGGTGCGTACCATGTAGGACAGCTGTTTCCATTTGTGTACGCTGTGTTAGGAACTAAACCGACCATGATTAGCGATGGTTGTGTGCTAAAAGAAAATTGTTGTATAGTTACAGCGTTCATACCAGCTACTAATCCTCTTTGCGGTTGAGATTGATAGACCCATTGGGCAGTGTTGTAACATTGGAGTGGGACACCTCCGGGAATTTCTGAAATATCTACAGTCTGATAACACCAGTCAAGTTTTGTATTATTAGCGAAAGCTAAACTACCCGCGGCAGCCCCAGCTCCGGTAGTAGCAGGGTTTGTAGTACCCCAGTTGGCTGGTATAGCAGATGATGTTCCTAGGGCCGCTGTAATTTTCGTTCTGTCATTACAGCTTATAAAGTTGTTACAATCACTAGCGAAGTTGACTGTCATATTTATGGTGTTACATCTTACAAACGCTTGTTTTTCTTCTTCATTTCCGTACAGAGGCTGGATCAATACAGGTACATACAAGTCGAAGTCGATTGCGCATGGTGTCGCTGTATTATTTACACCCGCCGGATTTGTTTTAATACGAATTCTTGAAGTTCTAGCAGATTGAACATATCCTCCAGCTGTTGAACTCTGCCATGTGTTGAAAATATCTCTCGACGACCCTTGCAAATCTACAAAATTAACTGCACAATCCATCACTTGAGCATCTCCTGACAAATATCCCCAATCACATCGTGCATCACGTCTGACAGAATTAATCATATCGACCGTTTGTGAAATGTTTTGCCACTGGGTCGAGTAACTCCCTAATGTGAGTTGAATAGAACTGAGTATTTTGTAAAATGCGTTTTGACTCAAAGCTATCATGCCAGGTCCTATGCATCCCCCGGCAATATCGGCGTTGTTCCAGACATTAAAAGTACACGATCCATAGAAGTGAAAATGACTAGTTCTAATCAAGGCTTGAGTATTTGCTAGACTGATATTGATTGAAACTGATCCTGGGTTACTACCTACTACTCCTGTAAAAGCTTGAGACAAATAGTTTACATTTTTACCTCCGATAGGAAAAAGCATAATCTTTTCCAAGTCGAAATTTGTTCTTGGATCCTCGATAACGAGACCGGTTTTGACACTCATGGTTATATATTTACAAAAAAATAATTTTTATCCTTTTTTATTACTTCTTGACAAACAATATTTTCACACTTGCAATCGTCAGAGGAAACAACTTCAGTGCTACTTGAGTGCCGTCTTTTGCTACCCAGTATAAGCTCAAAGTAAAGTTGGATAACGGTCCATAACCTGTAACATCTGTGTACCTAGAGCTATCAGTTTTGTTATAAACGTATTGCGTCCCGTAACTTTGAAAGTCTCCGTTTTCAAAGGCAAAATCGGTCAATATGCTGCTGCTCGGGTTCTGATTACCTGAATTTCCTATTGTATCAGGCGTAATTCCTCCAAACTGAGGGTTGTATCCACTAATAACTTCAAACTCAACTGGAATTGTTGTAGTAATTAAAAATTTGTTAGCTGGCGACCAGAAACTCATACTGTAACCAAGTGGGTCCATTCTATAAAAATCAGTTCCGTTATTGCTGTAATTATACGTGCTAGTATCTGTAGCTCTAAAAGCTGCGTCAAATCCTACTGGTAAAGGTGTGACATCATCTGTATAAGGTTCTGTGTACGGTCTCTGAGTAAGAGGGAAACCGTTAAATAATGTAGCTGTTTGATTATTCATAAAAAGTTCGACATATTCTGTAGCTTGTTGTATGTAGTTTATACTATCTACTGACGGTTCTGGAAAAAGTATATACGGGCCGTCAATATCTGAATAAATAAATGGAACTTGTTGGCCAGGTGGTAAAACTCCTGGATGATTTGCTTGAAAGTCTGCCATCGCCGCAATTATCGCATTATTAAACAAATCTAAAACTGCTTGAATATCGTAAGCATAATAATATGGATACTCTGACTGGAGACTTTTTTGTACAATTCCTTCAGGTCTTGGCTGTAAAACTGTAGCTTCCCAAACTACATTAACAGGATTTGAATACACTCTTGTTCCGTTAGTTGTGACAGCAATTCCGAAAGTATTAACCATTTTGTTTTCATTGTAATCGCTTCCTTTTACTAAGCTTGCAGCAAACATAGGAATAGATAGACTCGGAAATACTAGTCTCTGCACTGTGCACTTGTATTGTTCCATTTTGTCAATCATTGCTACACTTCGATTTACTGTTAAGACCGCCGGAGATTCTTTACTACCGTATGTCGGATCGTGTACCAGATCAAAATTAAGATATTGATAATCCGGTTGCGGCAGATTCATTTTCCTCTATATATAGATATGGAAAAAACACTTGACGGAGTTTTATTCGTCGCTCCATCTACAAGAAAAAATAAAAAATATGATGCTTATGTCGCGGGTAAAAAGTATTCTTTCGGTGATACTCGTTACCAGCACTTTCATGATAAGATAGGTTATTACTCAGATTTAGATCATCTCGACTCTAGTCGACGTGCTTCTTATATATCTAGACATCAAAATGACAATCTTTCCTCGTATAGTCCTGGATATTTTTCTATGTATTATCTATGGTAACTTGCGAAAAACCAAGAAATTGACGGATTACAACGCCGATATCACCTCCACTGCAGAGTTAATTTTACAATTTTTACAACAAATGAAGAAATAATTTCCTTCAAAGTCAGATTTTTTCGCTAATTT